GCACGTGCGTCGTCGGGCTTTTACTGGTTAGTAAAAGACCCTCGCGTCGAACTGCAAGGGTGCCGGTCTGGCTCCGTAGGTTCGTGGATAGGTGGCGTGAGCGCCGCCGCATCCCGACCAAGGAGATCGCATCGTGGACAAGATCAAGCAGCTTCTCGACGAGCTCGCCCAGGTGGTCGCCGAGATGGAGGCGATGAGCGAGGCTCCCGCCGAGGGCGACGCCCCCGCGATGGACGCGGAGGAGGAGTCGTCGCTTCGCTCGCTGTCCGAGCGTGCTGACAAGCTCCGCTCGCAGATCGAACTGCTGCGTGCCATCGAGGCGAAGAACCTCGAACTGCGTGCCGTGCTGGAGCGTGGTGCTCCCGCCAAGGCGATCGAGAAGGCTGCTGCCGAGGAGACTCCCGTGGAGAAGCGTACCGTCCCCGCGATCCCTGTCTCGCACGGCCCGCTCAAGGCGTTCCGTAGCGCCGAGTCGGCGTACCGCGCTGGCATGCACCTGAGGGGCTATGTGTTCGGCGACGCCGAGGCCCGTCGGTGGTGCGTCGATCACGGCGTCGAGAGCCGTGCCCAGGCGGGCGGCGTCAACTCGCTCGGCGGTGTGCTGACCAGCCCCGAACTGAGCAACGAGATCATCCGGCTCGTCGAGGAGTACGGCGTGTTCCCGCAGTACGCCCGCCGGGTGCCGATGTCGAGCGACACGCTCAACATCGCCCGTCGCACCGGTGGGCTCGCTGCCCGTCCGGTCGGCGAGAACGCCGAGGTGCTCGCGAGCGACGTGACGTTCGACAACGTCGAGCTCGTCGCGAAGATCTGGGGCGTGGCGAATCGCGTCCCGAACTCGCTGCTCGAAGACTCGGTCATCGACCTCGCGGACCTCATGGCCGTCGAGACGGCTCAGGCGTTCGCCGAGGCCGTCGATAATTCGGCGTTCGGTCCTGCCGACGGCGAGAGCACCTACCACGGCGTGGTCAGCATCACGAAGAAGATCGTCAAGGCTGCTCACTCGGCGTCGGTCGTCAGCACGACCGCTGGCACCGAGGACACCTACGGCGAACTGACGATGAAGAACTTCACCGACATGGTGGCGAAGCTGCCCACCTATGCTCGGCGGAACGCCCGATTCTACATCTCCCCGTCCGGCTGGGGCGCTGCGATGCTCAGGCTCGCGATGCTCCCCGGTGGTGCAAGCGGCCCTGGCGGCAACTCGTCCAGCGACGTGGCTGCCGGGTTCGGCGAGCGGTTTCTCGGATACCCGGTCGTGCTCGTCTCGGCGATGCACTCCTCGCTCGACGATTCGAGCGGCGAGGTGGCCTGCCTCTTCGGCGACCTCTCGCAGGCCGCCGTCTACGGCGAGCGTCGGGCGATCCAGATCCGCACGGCGTCCGAGCGGTACATCGAGTACGACCAGACCCTCACGTTCGCCACGACCCGCAACGCGATCGTCGTGCATGACGTGGGATCGACCACGAAGGCCGGTCCCGTCGTGGCTCTCAAGTTCGGCTGATCCGACTGACTGACTCTCAACCCTCCGAGGAGTATCTGACTGTGAATCATCTCGAAGCGACGAAGAGCGTCGTCGGTCACACCGAGAACCTGACGGCGGCGCAGACCCACACGCTCGTCATCGACCGTCTCGGCTACGAGTACGTGTCGCTCGACGTGGGGCAGGAGCCGTGGACGAACGCTGGCTACACGAGCCAGGCGGCGTTCACGGTGCTGAAGCTCAGCGAGTCGGACGACAACTCGTCCTACTCCGACGTGACGGCGTTCGTCGGTGGCGGCACCGGCGGCTTCACGATCCCCACGCCGACCGCCACGGCTGGCGACGTGGTCGTGCGGATGGACGTGGATTGCCGTGGGAAAAAGCGGTACTTGAAGCTCACCGCCACGCCGTACACGACCGGCACCGTCTACACGGTCGCCCGGCTCGGCAAGGGCGTCGATGGTCCGGTCAGCGCCTCGTCGAAGAACGTCAACGCCACGGTCAGCGGCTGATCCGGCTTGACACGACCGACACAGTGAGCGGCGGGTGGCGACGAGCCGCCCGCCGTTTCGCTTTGGAGGGTGACGCGTGATCGTTCAGGTCGGCGATACGTCGGTCGAGGTGCGTGCCGAGGCGGTGCTGTCGGCTCCGAGGTTCGGGCCGCTCACGAACGTGTTCGCGTTCATCGAGAGCCTCATGCCGCTGCACATCCGCCCGACGCTGGGCCAGGGTGCCTACTGGTCGATGGCCCTCACTAGGATGCTTGAGATGTTCTCGGACAAGACCGAGTACATCATCACGCTCGACTACGACACGTTCGTCACGCAGTCCGATGTCGAGAGGCTCTTCGCTCTGGCGATGACCTGCCAATGCGACGCCCTCGCCCCGATCCAGGCGAAACGCGAGGACGGGCGGCCGATGCTCACGCTGCTCGACACGATGGACGATCCGCCTGCCGACGGCAAAACGGAACTGCCGCTGTCGTGGTTCGCCGAGCCGGTGCAGCAGGTCGATACGGCCCATTTCGGCTGCACGATCATCTCGACCAGGGCGCTCAGGCGCACCCTCAAGCCGTGGTTCCACTCAAAGCCCGACGCCGAGGGCGGCTGGGGCGACGGGCGGATTGACGACGATCTCTGGTTCTGGCGGCAGTTCAAGGCGTCGGGCAACCGCCTCTTCATCACGCCCCGCGTCGTCATCGGTCACGGCGAGTACGTGATCTCGTGGCCGAGCAAGGATTTCTCGGGCCCGGTGTTCCAGCACACGACGAACTGGCAGCGGACGAAGAAGCCGCCCGAAACTGCATGGAGGGTCGGCGAGTGAACACAATCAGAGTGCGGATGCTGCGTGCCTACGGTGCCTACAAGGCGAACGAGCTCGTCGAGGTGGACGAGTCCTTCGCCGCGAGGCTCTTCGCATGGGGCTACGCGAAACGCGAGACACAGCAATCGCTGATCGAGACGGCAGCGGTGGAGCCGGTCGCGGAGCGTGCAGACCTAACGCCACGACGCAGGGGGCGACGCCATGAATGACGGCAAGCGATACCGATCACTGAAGGTCGCCACGCAGCCGGTCGTCGAGCCGGTGAGCGTCGCCGATGCCAAGGCTCAGCTGCGGGTCGATCACAACAGCGACGACACCTACATCGCTGCGCTCATCTCGGCGGCTCGCGAGTACTGCGAGACGTACATGGACGAGACGCTCGTGGACACGCAGTACGTCATGCGGCTCGATGCGTTCCCGGCGGTCATCGAACTACCACGCCCGCCGATGAGCCAGACCGCCGGTCGCACGGCGGTGTCGATCGTCTACACCGCGAGCGAGGCGGGCAACACGGCTACGCTCTCGACGACCGAGTACCGCGTGGATCGCGACGCGAAGCCCGGCACGCTGCGGACGCTCTACGCCGGATCGTGGCCGAGCCATCTGCTCGACTACGGCAGCGTCACTGTCACGTGGTGGGGCGGGCGTGGCGACGACGGCAGCAAGGTCTCGCCCCGTGTGAAGGCTGCGATTCTCATGCTCGTCGGGCAGTGGTATGAGCGCCGCATGGCGGCCGACGCCGTATCGCTCTCCGAGATGCCGTTCGGGGTGAAGCACCTCCTCGACAGCGTGAAGTGGGGGAGCTACACGTGATCGACCCCGGTCGCCTCCGCGAGCCCGTCACGATTCAACGTGCGACCGAGACGACCAACTCCATCGGCGAGGTCGTGCAGACGTGGAGCACGTACGTCGAGCGGTGGGCAAGCGTCGAGGGGCTGTCGAGCCGCGAGGTGCTTCAGTCCGGTCAGCAGCGGACCGAGGTGACGCACCGTGTGCGGATGCGATACGTGGACGGCATGACGCAGCAGATGCGGCTCTCGTGGCGCGGGCGGATTCTGGAGATCACGTCGCTGCTCGAACACAACAACCGCACCGAGCACGAGCTCCTGTGCGTGGAGGATACGGACTGATGGCGACCGCAGGGATCACGATCACCGCTGAGATCGCCGGGCTGGAAGAGCTCCAGAAGGATCTCGGCGCGATCTTCAAGCCAGAACAAAAGGCGAAGATCATCGAAGACGCGATGAAGAAGGCTCTGGCTCCTGCGCTGGAGCGGCTCAAGGCGAACACGCCGGTCGGCCCAACGGGAAACCTGTTTCGGGCTGCGACGATCAAAGTCGTGCCATACAGGCGTGACGGCAACGCCGCCGGGCTGCTCGGCTACACCCGTGCCGACAGGGAGAAGTCGCAATCGGCACAAGGCGGCAAGCGGCGTCGAGGCAAGGATCTCGCCTACCACCAGTATTGGCTGGAAGAAGGAACCGACGACAGCACAATCAGCAAACTCTCAAACACGCCGTATGCCCGCAAGTCGCACACCAGACGCAACCGCAGTGGCAGCGTCACGACGGTCAAGGCCCACGATGTCAGCGGGCAGAACGCCTACTACGCTTCGAGCTTCAACCAACTCGGGCCGTTCAAGTTGAAGCCGACGCAGCGTCCACGGCGAGGTGGCGGCAAGCAGGAAGTGCAGACCGACCCGGCATCGCCGCAAGCGTTCTTCAAGCGATCCGCTACGCCGATCACGATCAAGGGGATGCGGGCTGGCGGAAGGTCGGGCCAGCCGCCGCTGAAAACG